GTAGCCAATCTTCTGAAGAACGGCGCTGTGCGTCAGCAGATCGTCCCACAGGTCTTGGCAGAGTTCCAGACGAAGCGGGCCGTAGTAGTGGCCGGTGCGACGGATGTACTTCACTCTGTCCTGCATATACTTGATGGGGTCGCTGGCAGAACCCTGATTGGCAGTGGTGTGGTTGGCATTCGTCCACCAACGCTCAGTCAGACGATTACCAGTGCCTGTCTTTGTCAGGTCATCGAAGTTGTCTGCGGGTACGCCGAAGCCGATGGTGATGCCTTTCAGACCGCGGGGGTTGTTGGTGGCGTTGATGGTGAACTGGCCTGTCGAGACAACCTGATGGCGCTGGTGGTTCAGCGCATTGTAGAATGCCTGGATGAGGCCGTCGGTACCCTCGTCAAGCAGCTTGAACATGATGTCGCGCATGTCGTCGTTCAAGGCCAACTGGCCGAAACGCTGGACGAGCTGCATCTGCTCGCGGACGATAACACGGTTCACCGAGTAGAACAACTTCTGCGTCGGAATGTTGCCCGTGATACCTTCGAGCTGGCCAAGAGGCATCTCAAAGCCCTCACTCTCAGGGTCTACATAGGTGGGAAGCACGGTGGCAGCGGTCTTGCTGACAAGCTGCGCAAACGTGTAGCCGATGGTGATGGGGTCGAAGTCGAAGCCGTCAATGCTGACTTCATCGTACTTCTCCTCGTACTTGTCAACGAACTGCTGCCAAGTAGCACCACCAAGACCGAGCGACATAATATCGCGTAATGTAACTGGAATAGTTCTCATAATCTTCTGAATCTTTAAATGGTTAATAACTTGGCTTAGTCAATCACACGGATTGAGAGGCCGTTCTTCTGAGTCATAGCCTTCACGGCTGCGCTGATAGTGGCGGCATCAGCAACGGTTCCACCGAGCATGTAGCCGTAAATCTCACCCTTCACGATGATGTTGCAGGTGCCGTAGTTGTAGGTGGCAGAAGCACCAGTGCCGTGCTGATACACGGGCACGTCTTCCTGCGTGAAGCCGATGATGCCGAGAGAGTCAAGACCGCCCTCTGCGGAAGCACCAGTCTTCAGCTGCGCCCAGGTGAGCACCTTCACATCGCGGATGTCGGCACCGCTCGCAGTGTCCTTCACAACAGCCATGCCTGCCTGAATAAGGCCTGCGCTGGCAAAGTCGCTCATGTTGGTGACGTGGTAGCCACCGGGCAGCTGCTCGTCGATTCGGCGCCATACCTTCTTGGCGTGGCCAAGCGATACGGTCTGAGAATCGAAGCTGTTACCAATCTGAAAATCTTGCTTCATTTTCTTCTTGTGTTTTTGTTAAACAATCTTTTTACCTAAATTCTCCAGCTCAGTTCTTCTTGCCCCAACCTTCTCTTGCCTTCTTCTTGGCGAACTGCTGGTCAAGCCAGGTCTGACCCTGACCACCGCCTTCGCTCTGACGGGGTGGAACACCACCGCCACGGCATTTCAGGTACTCGGCATCGTACTTTGCCAGATACTCCGTCGTCAGCTCCTCCAATGATTTTTTCTCATCAAAGGTGGCTCCTTCAAGAGTCTTGTCAAGAACGTAGTCATCGCTGGCCTTCTGCTCCTTCATGGAGGCTCGCACCTTCTGCATAAGCTCGGCCTGACGCTTCGCAGTGTCGCCGTTGTCAAGTCGCTCAGTGAGCTTGGCAATCTCCGCTTTCAGCGCCTTCACCTCTTCGCTTTCCTGCGGGGCAGGCGTGGGGTCTACCTTCAAGCCCTCAATGAGTTTCTTCACTTCGGCTATCTGCTCGGCCGACATGTTCTTGAACGTGTCCTCGGTAAGCAAGTTTTTCTTCGCCTCCGTGAACTTGGTCGAGAAGTCGTGGTTGAACTGACCCTGCATCCCCTCAAAGAAACTCTTCGCCTTGGTGAAATAAGCCTCGTCAGGCTCCTGACCCTCGGCAATGGGGTTCAACTCAACATACTTCTGAATGGTTTGTGCTGAAAAATCGGTTTTTCCGAGTTGTTCCTGCACCGTAGAAACGATTTTTTCGATTTCCATCTATCTTTGTGTTAAAAGTGTTATCCTTCCGTCCCGTATGCCGCCGTAACAGCGACAAAAAAGAGAGCCGCAACCCTCACGGGCTACAGCTCTCGGCTTATAATGTTCAGCATATAATGAAAATTACTCTACTCCTATCAGGTCGGCCTTGATGTATGTTCCGCACCGTCGGCACTTGAACCTGATGGCCGCGATACCTTGCAGATGCTCCACGTCAGCCAGTTTTTGGCTGCATTCTGGGCACTTCAGGAAGTAATTCCTTCTTGCGCCCTGGTCGTCGTCGGCACGTAGCTCTGCTCGTATTCTTGGCATATATTATCCTAAAACAATCTTTTTACACCGCAAAAATAGATAATTTTTAGTGATTCTCCAAATATTTCACTAAAAAAATAGTAAAAAATTAGTGAAAATGCAAATAATTCACTAAATTTGCCACTGATTTATAGAGGGTTACATTGTTTAGAGCACAAAAAAGGCCGCACTCGGGTTAAGTCCCGGATGCGGCTATTTGGTTTTAGGATGACGCAAGCAGTAGCATATAAGCCAGTCGAAAAGATTGACCGCAAGATTCTCCAATCTCTAAAGGAGCGTTTTGCGGAGCAGAAGGATTTGGTCATTCTCGACGAGGATGACGTGGAGGTGATTCGCAAGCAACTGCGCAAACACCCGAACGATAGGATAATTGTCACGCAGGCAAAAGGACAGACGGACATGCTGCCCACGGAGGCCGACATCTCCATCGTTGGAGGTTCGCGCGGCGGGGGAAAAAGCTATGTCCTGCTGATGAACGCGCTCTACGACATCACAAATCCAAACTTCCGAGCCATCATCTTCCGTAAGGACTTGGACGACCTCTCGGACATCATCGACACTTCGCAGGAACTATACGACGAGTTCGGCACGTTCAACCGCGCAAAGAACGACCTCACATGGAACTTCCGAAACGGCGGGTGGCTCACGTTCTCCTATCACAACATGGAGTATGCCGACTTCCACGACCGCTACCAAGGTAAGCAGTACCCGTACATCGCCATCGACGAGGTAACGCAGATGTCGTATAAGAAGTTCAAAGTGCTCACCATGTCTAACCGCTCGGCCTACGGCATTCCTACGCGCATCGTAGGCTCTTGTAACCCTGACCCCGACTCGTGGGTGGCGAAGTTCATTGAGTGGTACATCGACCAAGAGACGGGGCTGCCTATACCTGAGCGGGCGGGTGTCATCCGTTACTGCTGCATGCTCGGCGACGACATCTCGCAGGTGTCGTGGGGAGCAACACGAGAGGAATGCTACGAGAAAAACCGCGCTGAAATAGAAGCCATGTGGAAGCCGGAGTACAACGAGTTCGGTTCACCGCAAGACCTGTTCATCCGTTCGGCAACATTCATTCCGGCAAAGCTCACCGACAACCACGCGCTCATGGATAACAACCCGGAATACCTCGGCATCCTGTTCAATCAGGACGATGAGACGAAGGCGCGTTTCCTCGACGGCAACTGGAAGTACAAGGCGGCAGGCGACGACATCATCAAGCTGGAGCACATGGAGCGGTTCTATAACAATGCGGAGCAACTGGGCGACAAGACGCGATACGTCACTTGCGACGCGGCTTTCGACGGTGGCGATAAATGCGTGTTCTGGCTATGGGTGGGCAATCATATCGCCGACGTGGAGGCGTGTTCAAAGGATGCAAAGGCAACGGTGCAGTTTGCACGCGAACTACTCGAACGATGGCGCGTCCGTGAAGACCACTTCGCCTACGACCTCCTCGGCGTAGGACATGTGTTCAAGGGATTCTTTCCAAAAGCCCTGCCGTTCAATGCGAAAGAGGCCGTAGAGGATAAATATAAGGGAATGTACTTCAATCTGAAGGCGCAGTGCTTCACTTACTTTGCCGACCATATCAAGGACGGCACATATTCCATCGCTCCCTTCGTCCTCGAAAAGCGGTATAGCGGTAAGAACTACACCAACAAGCCCATCCGCGAACTGCTCAATGAGGAACGACGCTGCATCCGCTTCCGAGAGGATGATCCGACGCGCGTCATCGACAAGGCAAAGGGAATGAAGAAAATCATACACCGCTCGCCTGACTGGATAGAGGCGGCAACCATCCGAGAGATTTTCAACATCAAGCATATCCACCACAAACCGAAGAATCTCGGACTGATTGCCGGAGCGTCGGAAAGGCAGGCGAGAAGGCAAGGGTTCGGAAATCCGTTCGGAGGCATGCAGCGCACGGTGGGCGCAATGAGATTCGGAGCTAATATGTTTAACAAGGGCAGACGGTGGTAATGGGAAAAACCCTTTACCCCATTAACCCCATCAAACCCAAGATAAGATGAATGTAAATGATTTATTGATTAAAAAGCCGTTCTATAGGCTACAGAACAGCGGATTGTTCAACCGCATGGGAAAACAGCAGGATGTGGACGCGTTGCAGTTCGAGGAGAAAAAGCAACAGGCCATGATGATGACGCAGACGGACTTCCTTGAAGAATACTATCCGTCAGCGCATAAAATCAACAACGAGCTTTTCTTCCCTGAGTGTTATAACTACGGAGAAATCATCACAGAGACAGGCGAGAAGATGGAAACGATGTATCGGGAAGAAACATTCCGTGTCGCCGTGCCGTTGCAGAAGGTCATCGCGCTACAGCACCTCGTCCACCTCTACGGAAACGACACGCATCACGAACTGGCTGACTCCAAGGTGCCCGACGAACTGAACGATGAGTTTATGCAGTGGCAGATGGGATGGCTGCAAAAGAATATCGACGTGGCCATCTATGAGGCGGGACGTTCAGAGGAAGTCACGGGCGACAAGGCCATCGTATTCTATATGTACCAGGGAAAGGCGTACACGAAGGTGCTCTCTTTCCTCAACGGCGACACGCTCTATCCGCACTACGACATGATTACGGGCGAGATGAATCTCTTCGCACGTCGCTTCTCGTCTTATGATGAGAACAATAAAGAGGTCATCAGTTGGGTAGAGGTGTGGGACGACAAGTATCTCTCGCGCTACAAGCAGACGAAGGTGGGCGTCAAGGGAGCCATCAACAAAGCAAAGAACTACCTCGGCTTAGACGGCTACGAACTGGTCTACCAACAGCCGCACGGTTTCCCCTGTTGCCCCGTGGCATATCAGCGGAGTGCCGACAACGGGCCGGGATGGAACGACGTGCAGTATCTCGTCGATGAGATTGAGGTCGCCTTGTCCTATTGGGCAAAGTCGTGCGCATCAACGGCTAACGACGCGTATATCATGAAGGGCGACGATGTGGAAATCAAGGGCGACCCGCTCGGACGGGTGCGTGCCTTCACGATGGGCAAGGACGATGATGTGCAGCTGTTGGAGAAGAAAACGGGCGGTGACTTCTTCAAGGGCTACATCGAACGACTGTTCAAAGAACTCTTCCGAGGTTCGTTCACGGTAGAGACTCCCGAACTGAAGTCGGGCGACACACCGGCAAGCACCATCAAGCTCATCTATGCGCCTAACCTCGACCTCGCCATGCTTCAGGCAAAAGACCAGCAGGCGTTCATTAACCGCGTGCGCTACCTGTTTTCTATCGCTTACGGAATGGAGCAGAAGCGCATCACGGAGTTTATGCGCCTCAACGACCACATTCTTTCTTACCTCGTGCCGTTCGTACATGAGGACACGGCGGGAAAGGTCGCCAACCTCGTAGCACTCAAAAACGCAGGTCTGATGTCTACCGAGACGGGTGCCGAACACAACCCTTACACCACCAACCAAGAGGCCGACCGCATCTTCAAGGAGCAGAAGCAGCAGCAAGCCGCCGACCGCCTCTATCAGCTCAAAAAGGCTGCACAAAGTTAAGTTTGTTGCAAGTTGTGTTTGTCGCAGTTGTGTTTGTTGCGACCGCGTCGCAACTAAAAAAGGGGCCTCATCAAGCCCCTTCTTTCTTTTCTCGTCTGTCGTAGGTCATAATCCTGCTCCAGCCATCGTGCTCACATTTTCCGTCGCCATGCTCATAATAGCTCAGGAACACCTTCGCCCCATTTGCCGTCAGCACGTCAATATGGCTTTCATGCCTCACATACACGGTCGTCGCATATAAGCCGTCTATCGTCAGCCTGCCCGTACACTTGCCCAAGAATACATAGTAGCCGTTCTCGCCGTTTATATCCACTTCCTCGTCAATGTAGATGTGGTGCCGGTGCAAATCTTCCTTGCGGAAGTGCCTGCGAATAAATGCCAATGGTGGCCAGTCGTGCTTGATGGCAAAGTCGATGCCTCGCACATACCGCTCCAGACACTCGTCAATGGTGCTGTCGTCGCTCCATGCGTTATACCACTCGTCACACAATCCCGTGTTTCGCGCCATCTCTCTCAGCGCAATGTTCAATTCCCTATCCGTCATATTGATTTCATTTGTTTGTTCCGTTTCTTTCCACCGCTATTCCATAGCGGCCTCATACCCTATCCACATAGCTATACACCACCAGGCAGCAGCAATTCAAATGATACTGCGGCCTGCTCAGTTCGTCGGTGATGAAGAAGAACGTACCCGTATAGCTGTCACACACCTCACACGGATAACTGCTTCCTCGCACCACGAAATACCCTCGTGCGCCTTTCTCGCTCTGGTCACGGAAGTTCCACCACTCCCAGGCATCGGCAACGGCATAGCAAAGCATCCTGTCTATCGCCACCAGCGACGATATGGGATTGCCCTTGCCGTAGTGAGGCTCTTCAAAGGGATAGTCTGCCGCCACCTCACCGCGATCCTGCTTTTCACGAGCCTCTTGCAGTATCTCGCTCTGCCAAGGGTCTTTCAGGTGTTTCTTCACGCTTGCAAGCAATTCGTCACGGCCCTTGCCAAGCACCTGACCTGCCAAATACACGGCATACACTTCATTATAAAAGGTTTGTACGCGCTTGCGCACGCGACCCTCCAATGTGTCGCCATGACGCTCTGAAAGCATATAGGCGACAACTTCATCGCGCCTGTCGTGCTCGTCAACGGCCAACGCCTCCACGTCGGCCATCAATTCGGCCACAAGGTCACTGATAAGCAGCTCAATGTCCTGCTCGCTCGCATTTCCAAACAATGCTGTCAGCAAGTAACCGGCATACATCTCCAGCAGCCGCTCTACGTCTGCCGACATGCTCCGCTCGTTCCTCAATCGGTCACGAAGAAACGCCTTCGCAGCCTCCAGTTCTTCTGCCGTGTACGTCATACCTCCTCGGTCTCCCGTTCCGTTTGTTGCGACCGTGTCGCGACTTCTTCCTCATCCATCCGCTCCAATTCGTCCTGCACCTCCTGCATCTCGGCAACCTCCTTCAGGGCTTCCGCGTCCTGCTCCTCTGTAGGCTGCTTCGCCACTGATGCCTCAAACTCTGCCTGCTCCTTCACCAACTTCGCAAAGCCGTTCATCACGGGCGTTTCCTGCCTCTCAACGATGCTCACAAGGTCGTGGGGATAGTTCGTGGCGGCATAGCACAGCGTCAGCAGACTCTCCACATACGAATGACACTTCTCGTCGCCGAGCATGTTCAGCACAACGGCAAACATAAGGTTGTCCTCACGCCAGCGAAGACTCCAGTTGCCGCTCACCGACTTCGCACACAATGCCTTGCCAAGGCTGTTTTCTTCCACTCCCAGCAGGTAGTTGCCCACCTGCATCCATTTTGCTTCTTTCTTCTTGCTCATGATTTTTTCTTTTTACGTTTGTATTTCTTACGTTCTTCCTCCGTGGGAATCTCGTCTTTGCTGTTGAAAAAGCCCTTGCCGCCCTTGCCATAGATGCCAACGCCGCGGTATTTGCTCCAAAGGCTGGTGTCATAGCCGGCCTTCTTCGCCATCTTATAAACCTCCTCGTCGCCCGTCTCATCGGGAACGACGATGCAGCCGTCTATCTGGTCTTCGCCAAGGGCATACTTCCTATAAGGCCAGCCGTTGAACTCCATGCGCTGATTGAAGGTGTAACGCAGGTATTTCAGTTCCTTTCGGATGCGCTGGTCTATCTCTTTCTCCTCATCGGTGGCGATGATACGCAGCATCCGCAACACCTCGCAGCAGGCTTTCACGTCGTAAATCTTCTTCTCGCGGTAAGCCTTTGTATGCTTCTCAAACTTGCCCTCTCTGGCAATACGGTTCACGATATACGGCGACACCCCGGCATACGCTGCCAAGGCGCGTTGCGAAGTCACCCAGGCCGTGCCCTCTACCCACATCAAAATGGCTTTCGGGGCTTCCTTCTCCACCTTGCGCAGCTTGTACTTCTCCTTGCGGAGCGTGTTCATCGTAATGTCACCGAACACGGCAAAATAGTAGCCGTCGGCCATGCGCTTACGTTGGAAACCGCCCTGGTTCTCCAGAGAAACGACAAAGGCGGTCTTCGTAACGCTCTCTAAGTTGTTCATACCGCACCACCGCACGTAGTCCTTGTACAGGTTCGATTGCTTTATCCAGTTCACGGGCTCCAAGTCCACACCGTCTATCTTCGCAAGCCAGCCGTTCACGCTCATATACTTCAGCGGACTGCTGAACTCGGCCTGCTCGTCCTGAATAAAGCGGCTCAGGTTGATGTCTTGCGGCAAACGGTAGCCGTTCTTGATGAATTTCTCCCTGCCTTCCAATATCCAGTTCAAAATGCCGGGGTATTCATCCATCAACTCGTCACTGAGCGTCTTGTTCTGCTTCTCCGGCGGTATCGTCACACTGAAGGGGATGATGTAGATACGTCTCACCAAGGCATCGTCTTTCTTGTTAAAGATAGGCAACTGATTGGCATTGGCCATCAGCAACGGGATATTCGTGGCCTTGAAGGGCGTACCATACAACTGACGGGCAGTGACGTTCTCACCGCTCACGATGGCCTTCAGACGGGCTGACTTCCTATAGAAGTCCGTAACCTCCATCTCAGTGCAGTAGTTCAGACGCTTGCCGTTAATCTCAGCAACGGACATGTCACCGTCGTTGCCTCGCGCACAAAGCCGACCTACCTCCTGCGTAGACACGCATTGTTCGCCAAGCACCCCGCACACCACGTTCTGTATCACACTCTTGCCGTTCGCTCCCTTG